TTCGTATAGCAGATCGTACTCATATAGTAAAAGTCGATCCATAACGGTGTAAGGTAAACTTATGGCAACCTTTGAAGAAGACTTTAGCCGCGCATTAGAAAGCAAGCTAGCTACCGCAGAAGCTGACCGTGCTCTAACTGGCGCGCGGACTACTGAAACGGAGCAGGCGGCACAGGCACTGGCACTAACCACAGGCTTGACTGGCGTTACGTTTGCCGCGTATTCCGATCCTGCGCAAGTTAACGCCGCGCGCCGCAACCTTGCTAGCCAAGGCTTTGGTTCTGCCATTTCTCGGCAACCTAGCGCGCCTAGAGACTTTACTAGTACTAGCACTCCGCGCGCTATTTCTTTTGGTCCTAACGAGGACACCCAAGGGTTTAGTCCGCTTGGGTTTAAAGATGGCGGAGTAGTTGCCCCCGGCGATATGCGTATGAGTCCGCTGTATAAGCAGTACGTAAAGGCTATGAAAAACGCGGGCTTAGGCAAGTCTGTGCTGCCTCCCGAGCAAGCTATTCCTAGAATTGCACAACAGCAGGCGCAGTTGGCTAGACAGCTGGCAAAGCAAACAAATATGGGCGGTACTGGAGCTATGGGCTTCGCCGATGGGGGAGAAGTGGATGTAGGCGGTGCATTGCTTGACGGCCCCGGCACTGCAAAATCTGATTCTATTCCCGCTATGATCGACGGAGAGCAACCCGCAGCATTGTCTAAGGGTGAGTTCGTTATTCCTAAGAAAGTAGTAGATTACTACGGCACTAAGTTTTTAGATGCTATGGTAGACAAAGCTAGGATGGCGATGAAGAAACAGGCGATAGCGTAATATGAATGTGCGGATTTTATCGAACGCCGAGCTTGACGCCCAAGAAGCACGGGCGCTAGTTGATGATGAGGAAATGGAGTCGCCCGTTATGGACGACTTGGCCCAGCATATACACCACTGCTGGGAAGCGGCACGGACGCAGAAACAGATGGTTCGCGACCGTATCCTTAAATCGCAAAGAGCGCGGCGCGGCGAATATGATCCGCAGAAGCTACGTGCAATTCGCGAGACCGGCGGCTCTGAAGAATATGGCCGTGTAACCTCCAACAAATGCCGTGTAGCCGAGTCTTGGCTACGAGACGTCTATCTAGGACAAGCCGAGCGCGCGTGGACTGTTAAGCCTACGCCGTCGCCGGAGTTGCCCCCGGAAGACAAAGCGCAACTTGAGGAAGCTATCCAAAACGAGTTACTAGAAGCCGTCGCCGCATACGGGCAGGCGCCTTCGCAAACCATGATCCAGTCGCGCCGAAACGAGCTTACTGATGCTGTCCGCATGCGAGTAAGCGAAGAAGCGCGCATCGCCGTTGAGCGCATGGAGCAAGTAATTGCTGACCAACTAGCCGAGTGTGGATGGGACAAAGAGTGGGCCGATTTTCTTAACGATTTTGCAACGTACCCTGCGGCGCATTTTAAAGGGCCAATCGTACGCCGGCGCACCGAGCTTGAGTGGACTAGCAAAAACGGCAAATGGAACGCTAAGCCAAAAGAGATTTTTGCCCCCACCGTAGAGCGCGTTGACCCAATTCGTTGCTACCCGTCCCCCGATGCAATCACGCCGCAAGATGGCTATTTTATTGAGCACATTACGCTTAGTCGTGGCGAGTTGTACGATCTAATCGGACTAGAAGGGTTTAGCGAGGAGCACATTCGCGCAGCGCTTACCGACGGAGAAGGCGGCAGTCTCACTAACTGGTTAGGACTAACAGACGCTGATGAGATGGACTCTGAAATGGACAGGCTTACGCACTTATCGCCTGACCACCGCTATGACGCGTTGGAGTTCCACGGCCCTGTTAGCGGGCAAGACCTTATTGACTGGGGGCTTGATGACATCGACGACCCCGAGCGCGACTACGAAGTGTGCGCGTGGGTGTTGGGCCGGCACGTTATTAAGGCTACATTGAACGACGATCCACTGGGCCGACGCCCGTACTACAAAGCCTGCTGGGAAGAAGTGCCCGGTGAGTATTGGGGCCAAAGCCTGCCAGATGCGCTCGACGATGTGCAGGGCGTAGTAAATGCGGCTATTCGGTCGCTTGTAAACAACATGAGTATGGCATCTGGCCCACAGGCGGTAGTCAACGTAGACCGACTGCCTCCGGGCGAAGAAATTGAGGGCATGCAGCCTTGGAAGATTTGGCAGGTGCACGACAGCCAGTACGGTGGTAGCGGCGCCCCCATCAACTTCTTTCAGCCAAACACCAACTCCGCAGAGCTTCTAAATGTTCTTGAGCGGTTTTACACCTTTGCTGATGACTGGAGCCTTATCCCGCGATACATGCAGGGTAGTGGCGGCGGTCTAAGCGGCGGCATCGGGCGTACAGCGTCCGGCCTTTCTATGCTGTTCAACGCGGCAAACAAAGGGCTTAAAGGCGTAGTATCTACTGTAGATACAAACGTGCTGTCCCCGCTTATCGAAGCTATGTACGCATTTAATATGATGTACAACGACGACGAGTCGATCAAAGGAGACGCCCAAGTAGAGGCGCGCGGAGCCATTTCGCTCATGCAGCTTGAAACCTTGCAGTTGCGCAGAAATGAGTTCTTGCAGGCGACAGCTAACCCTATGGATTCTCAGATTGTTGGCCCAGAAGGGCGGGCAGAGATTCTACGCGAAGTGGCCAAAGGGCTTGAGATGGACGTAAATAGGCTTGTCCCCCGTCGCGGCCAAGTGCCGCAGTTGCCTCCGCAAGAAGGGCAGCAACAGCCACAAGTGGGCGGGGGACAAAACCTAGAGAATGGAGCCGCAGTTACCGATAATTTTAGCCCTAACGGTATGACTCCTTAGTTGACAATAAATACATTGTTAGGAGTATAATGAAAATAGATCGACCCACATTAGAAATTTTGGCCCGTGTAAATATGCACGAGCCGAAATTTGTTGAATGGCTAGAAAGCCGTTTAGCAAAACATCGTGACGATGCCCTTATGGGACGTGACGAAATAGACGTGCGAATAGCACAAGGGCGCGGACGAGAAATAGCTGAGATTATTCGACTATTATCCGACGCAAATGAACACCTTAGAAAAGCGGAAAACCGAGCATCCAGTTAGGAATAGCACACGGACCCGGCATCGAGGAAGAAAGCTATGGTATTTGACCCCAAAAAGTTAGGCGAAGAAGCGGATCAGCTTATTCAAACCCTGAATCAACAGCAGGCGCAGGCAGCAGAGGCAGAAGAACCAGCTGAAGCGGCAGTTGAAGATCAGGCGATAGAGATGGAAGCCGACGCTATCGCGGATGATGAGGTCGTAGCAATAGACGATCAAGGAACTAGCGACCACACCGATGAGTCGCCAGAGGCCGAACCGCAAGCGGCTACAGACAGCGAGGCTATCGCCGAACTGCGCAAGCAGATAGAGGCATCCGAGCAGAAGTGGCGCGTTTTGCAGGGGATGATTAACAAGAAAGATCAAGAACTAGAGGCTATGCGGGAACTGTTCGCTCAAGTTGAGTCAACACCCCCCGCCGCAGAGGAGCAGAAGTTGTCGGTGCCGCAGGCGACACCACAGCTGACGCAAAAAGACGTCGAGGAGTATGGTAGTGAGCTAGTAGATATGGTTAAGCGCGCTGCGCAAGACGTATCTAATAGCACTACAGCCGATATTCTACATTTAGTAGAAGAAAGGCTAAAGAAACTTGAAGGTTCTGTACAGACTGTAGAACAGTCTACCGCTCGTACAGCACAAGAAGTCTTCTTTGATAGTCTGACTAAATCAGTACCAAGTTGGCAACAGCTAAATACTGATGAAACGTTCTTGAACTGGCTTAACCAGCCAGAGCCGATGGTAGGAGCGCCAAGACTGCAACTATTGCAAGATGCAGTGGCTAAGCAAGACGTTCGACGGGCAGCGTCGTTTTTCAATACATTTGAACAACTTATGGGTGTATCTGAAGAACCTGCGTCAACTGAAGAACTTGCTGAAACCGAAGCCTCCGCACCTAGCGAAAAGCTGGCTAAGAAAGTTGTTCCCGGCAGAGGGCGAGCCGCAACGCCTAAAGGCCAAGGTGGTAAAATGGAGTGGGATCGTAAGTCCATCGCCAAGTTATATGATGACAAACGTTTGGGTAGAATTTCACCTAAAGAGTTTGATAAACTTGAACGCGATTTATTCCGAGCGCAATCCGAAGGTAGGATTGCAGTTTAATATGGGCCTAACTCTAGGAGAGTAACATGGCATATCCTCACGCAAGCGGGACAGTATCGTATAGCGGTACTTTTATCCCAGAAATCTGGTCAAAAAAGCTCATCGAAAAGTTCTACGATGCGACTGTATTGACTGCTATTTCTAACACCGACTACGAAGGTGAAATTCGTAGCCAAGGTGATATGGTAAAGATTCGCACCATTCCCACCTTGACCATCAACGACTATTCTTCTGGTCAAACTCTGGTAAACCAGCGTCCAGAAAGCGAAATCGTTGAACTCCTTATCGACAAGGGTAAGTATTGGTCTGCGATTGTTGACGATGTACAAGACATACAGGCTGACCTTGAACTCATGAACATGTGGGCAGGGGACGCGTCAGAGCAGATGAAGATTCGGGTTGACACCGAAGTTTTGGGTTCTATCGTTCCCGACTTCGCTGCCGAGAACAAAGGCGCTGCCGCCGGTCGTATCTCTGGCAACATCAACCTTGGCGCTACTGGCTCTCCGCTGGCAGTAACTAAGTCTAACATCCTTGACACTATCCTTGATATGGGTCAAGTGCTGGACGAGCAAAACCGCCCCGAGACTGGTCGTTTCTTGGTTATGCCTTACTGGGCGACTACTCTGCTCAAGAAGTCAGACATCAAAGACGCGTCTTTGACTGGTGACGGCTCATCGCCTCTCCGTAACGGACGAGTTGGTATGATTGACCGCTTTGAGATTTATCAGAGCAACAACCTGCCTAAAGTCGTTGACGGCGGCAACAACGCCTTTAACTTCATCGCGGGCGTAAAGAACGGTCTGACGTTTGCTTCTCAGCTGACCAAGACTGAATCTCTGCGCGCAGAGTCTACTTTCGGTAACATCATGCGTGGCCTGCAAGTTTATGGCTACAAAGTTATCGACGGCAAGTCTCTCACCGCTGCTTACGCTTACAAGGGATAAGGAGACTGACCTATGGCGACTTATAACGCTTACCCCGGCGCTGACGGGGCACTGATCGTAGACGGCAACGGTAGCAATGCTGCTGGCGCCCCTGCGGTAACTGTACTGGATGGTACTTTTGACGCCTCCTTGCTGAACCTTGCTGCTAACGATGTAGTACAAGTAATCAAAGTGCCCAAGGGTACCTTGGTTCTGAACGTTATGTACGAGGTAATCAACGGTGACGCTACTCAAACTGTCAACATCGGCGACGGTGCTGACGTAGACGGTTGGGTTGCGGCGGCTAGCGTCGCTACTGCTGGGGCTATCGGTCTCGGCGCTGGTGCGCTCGCCAGTGCTGGCGGCAAGTTCTATTCCGCTGACGACACCATCGACATTGAGTGCCCCACTGCTGGTGCGCACGACACAATGAAGATTCGTGTCTTTGCCCACGCCGTTATGTGCGGCGTTGCTGGCTAATCGGTCCGTTTTGTGGGACTCTTTAGGGGAGCTATGCTCCCCTCTTTTTATTAAGGAATGTGAATTATGCCTAAGATGCTTCGACACGAAAAAACGGGTGATTTGTATATCTATACCGCTGCATTAGCGACCCGAGAAGATATGGTAGAGGTAGAAGACGAGCCTACGCCGGAGCCTACCCCTGCACCTAAGCCAAAAGCTAAAGCTAAGCCAAAAGCTGAGCCTAAGCCTATCGTTGAGGAAGAATCTGAAGTAAAATCAGAGGATGACCTAGACTCTCTCTTTGGCGAGGAGTAATACATGACCGGCTCAGAGTTAATCGCGTATACACGCACGTTGTTGGCTGATTCTACTGAGCCGTATCTTTGGTCAGACGACTTCCTACTAACCGCTCTGCAAGAGGCGGAGCGGCTATTTTGTATGCGCACGCACCTGAACGTAGTAGAGGAGTCGGTGACCACAGCTGCGGACTCCAGCACCTACGCGTTACCAGAAAACACACTAAAGGTTGTCTTCGCACACATAGACGACACGCCTGTAGACCGGCTAACTGCGCCAAGCAGTACTGTCTATCTGCGTAGTGCTAGGGGTAAGCCTACGGGGTATGTTACTGGTTTTCCCACACGCAATGTTACGTTTTACCCCACACCAGATGCCGCGTACATTGTAGATTTAATTATAGCCGCCTTGCCCGAAGAAGGGTTTGGCGCTAGCGACGATCCGGTTGTCCCTGCTGAGTGGCAGTTGCTGCTCGCGGACTTCGCGGCACACAAAGCACTTATCACTAACGATGTAGATGGTAACAACGTAGGCACTGCGACGACGTTTATGCAGCGCTGGGAGCTTGGCGTTCTGGAAGCTAAGCGTATGGACTATCTGCTACGCACATCGCCCCGTGCGCCCCTGCGCTCGTGGACAGGAGGTAAACGGTAATGGCTAGAAACCCGGCACTAGAGAGGGAACAAGCAGCTTCGCTTACACAGGCGCTAGGCATCCCCACTAACTCTAGCAATAACAGCGGTATAGCGCGCGCTCGTGCTAACCAAAGGGGGAACCCTGCGCCCCCTGCGCCCCCTGCGCCCCCTGCGGATACAGCCCCTGCGGGTAAGGCTGACACTGCCCCGTTGCAAAATACAAACCTTAACGATTCGCCCGATATGGGCCAGCGTATAGATAGGGACCAGCGTATAAAAGACAGTGTGGCCCGAACTTTTGCCTTTACGCCCCCTCAGTACTCGGCTGATGATTTGACCCGCAGGGCTATTGACCTCGCGTCTTC